AGCAATTCTTCCTTACGCGCCTTGGTCTCAACCAAATGTTGCTCAAGCATCTCAAGGTCTAACTCAAGACGTGGCTCGATGAACATGCGCAAGGTCAGGTCGATGATCTTTAACTCTTGCTTGGGAAACTTACGTGCCATCTTGTTAAACAGCGCGTACGTTAACTCCACATCGTTGATACAGTAATCACCATAGCGGGACAGTTCTTCTTCGGTAAAGTCAGCGCGGTGTTTGCCAAGGGCGTTCAAGACCTCAGTGCCCTTCTCGCCCAACTTGTACCTCTCTGCCAACGCCTTGAGTGAACCGCCCACCTCCACACCATGTAAAGCACGCCCCATGCACAGAGTATCAAGCCAAACGCGAGGATAAATACCAAAGCGCCAGTTAAGAATAGCGCCATCAAACATTGTGTTGTGAGCCACAACCATAGAGTCTGCCCAATTGAATGACTTCTGTAACCAATCCCTGAGTTGTTCATACGTGCCACTTGCCCATACAGTTTCGTCGCTGTTGACTTTTACGCCAACACCAATGACTTCGAACATATCACTACGTACGTACTCTTCTGTTGTGATTTTAGACAGTGAGAATTCTCTGTCGTAATAAGTTTCAAAGTCAATCGTGATTAGATTCATCTTCATCTCCATCGTCTAGTTGTATGTCACCCTTGTGGGCGTACGTGCTTGCCATCATCTCGTCGTAGTTGAACTCTTCTTCAAAGCACTCACGTGCCGTGACAAGGTCATCAGTTGCACCCACTCGGGTATCGTTATAGACAAACAACTTCTTGGGAACCTTGACCAACTCGTTCAAGAAGTCAATGCCATGCGCTGTAATCTGCCACATGCCTGATGTCTTGGTCTTGCGCGGTGCACCTGCCTTGATCTCTTCCTTGGTCGGGGGCGGTGCGTATCTTTGTGCCACCAGATTCCAATGCTTTAACGTAGAGATAGCATAAGAACGCATGACGTAGCGGGGGGCACGTTCGGGTATGTTAATCCACATCTCGCCCGAGGAGGCATGCTCTCGGTGCAACCACATCAACGCCTTGACCATGCTTCCTGTCAACGGCAGGGTATTGATCTTGCCCCATCTATCACATACGGCACAGTACCCTCCCTTGTGTTCAGTTGTTTGTCTCCATGCACCGCGCAGTATCGCAGTGGCTTCGTTCAGTTCATCATTGCCTATCATCTTCGTTCTCCATTTAAATTTTGAATCGTTACTCGCTTAGTCCAACAACGGGCACAGTGCCACTTGTTAGGACTCATCTGTATGCCACCCTCGGGGGGCTTCATGCTCTCGCATTTGTTGCATAGTTTGTGTTGGTGCAAGGGCTGTTTACTACCAATATCAAGTTGTTGTTTTACGAAACCACTCACGCTTCATGTTCCTTATGTGTACAGCAAAACTTGCTATGGTGTCAGGGCCAAACGCCTTCATCTTCTCGATCTCTTTGGCTACCTCTTCCAACGTAGCATTGCGCATGTTGTGTAAGTCACGTGGGGTAACGTACTCTTGAATATCATCGTCATCCATAGTTCTTCTCCTTGAGTTTGGCTGCTTTCGGTTCGTGCATACAGGCCTCCTCATATTCAAGAACATCTTGCGGTCGGTAACGAATCAGTCCGCCGATCTTGAGGTAGCGAACACCCTGCTTGAGCGATCTGTCGCGCTCCAGTGTCGCCTCGCTGATCTTCCACCGGAATGCCAGCTCCTCTTGTGTCATCAGTTGCTCATTCATTGTGGCTTCTCCTCGTCATCAAACGCCATGTCTGGGTGCGGCACGTTGTCATGCACCACCACACCATCAACGGCCTCGATGTACCGCCCACAGATAACGCAGTAATAGCCGTCATCCATTGTTCTTCTCCTTGAGTTTGGCTTCAATGTAGGCCACGATTTCAGATGGATTGACCCAACCAACTTCTTCTTCCCTGTTGTCGTGCCAAGTATCAAACGCTTTAATCTCCTCATCCGTCAGCCCAACCCACTCACGCTCAGGCAACGGATGCCCCGCTTGTCTGTAGGCTTCCTCGCGCCATCGTTGCGCTCGTTGTCTGTGGTACTCACAGTTTGGACAATCGTTCATGCTTGCTCCTTCGCATACAAAGCAATCGGCTTATATGTACTCGGGGGTTTCTTCCATCTAAAGTACTTATGCCCCACCGCGTTTTCACATAGGTAGCCAATAGGCTCAGGTATGGTGACTGAAACCACACCAGTAAGTTGCGGGGTCGGTTGTTCCAAATACTTTGCATAGAAAGTATCAACGACCAAGGAGGCAAAATGTTCAATGTCCCCATGCAATGTTAGGCCGTTGTCCTCAATGAGTTTAAAGATTTCTTCTCTGTTCATAGCGGTGCGTCCTCCTCGTTATCAGGATTAAAAGGTAACTTGTTAAGTGGTTGTGTTCCCAACAACTTGCTTGGGAAAGGCCAGTAGTTGACTTGTTCATCAACGGCTTCTGTGGCGATGCGCTCGGCTTCACTCATTGGGTGCTCCATCAGGTCTTGGACAATCGGTTGGCGGGATAACAACGCACCACACAGCCTTGTACTGCTTACGTGGCGCGGGCTCCCATCGGTCAATGTATACGTCAGGCATGTTCTTTAAAACCTTTCTGACGTTGGTTCGTGTACAGCCTGACACCTCAGCAAGTTCTTCTAAGGTCAGGCCGTCAGTCATTTCGCGCAGAGTGATGCGCACCTTCTTGGTTACAGTCATTCTCATACTGTTGTAAAGTGCTTGACTTTAAAACGATGGATGATGCGATCGATTAATGGTTTGGGCGGTTCGATCAATGCGGTCTGTAACATCTCAGCAAACACGCCACCATCTTGTTGCGGTTGCTTGCGTACGTAATGCACACCGATCTTGACTTTGCCTGTGTCGTACGGAGTTGGTCGTTGATTGTTCATGATATTGCCTCTAGTATGTTAGTCACTTCGTTTAAGTTTTCTTCGTTGACTACCCACACCAAGCCCCCTTGCTTAGTGATAGCGTCAATGTTCTTTTGTTGTAATGGGGTCGGCTTGTTGTTCCCTGCTTTGCACTCAATCGCAAAGAACTTACCACGGAGACACCCGACAATGTCGGGCACCCCGCTACCACCATATCCCCCTGTGACGGGGTAGAAGTAATAGGCACCCAACGCTTTAAGTTGGGCTACTACTTTAGCCTTGACTTTTGACTCAGGCGTTTGTGCCACTGAACCACCCCTTGATACGTTGCCATAAAGTTGGGGGCTCCTCCATGGTAATGGGTAGCACCTTGGGCGGGTGCATGATGGCGGGGGGATTCCACACGGGAGTTGCGGGGGGCGCAGAGATGCCAGTTCCCTGTTGCTGTAATGCACCAAGCCCCTTGGACTTGTTGATTTGGTAGCGTACGTTATACACCACCTGTGGTTTGCATTTGAGTTTGTCCACAATGAACTTGTTATTGTGGCCTTGCTCGATCAGGGTGCGCACACGTTGCGACACAGATTTCTTTTTACGCATTTTAGTTTCCTTCGTTCTAAGTTAAACAATGTTAGTCAGTGACTAACAACACATCACATAACGCCATCGGGCTTGTACACCCAATACACGTCACGAGATATTCTGCGACCTACACTTTCCACTTCTTCTGTTGGAGGGGTGTAAGCCATCATCATCAATACAGCAAGGCGTTCTTGTACCCATTTGGGTAGAACGTCAACGTTAATATAATGCCCATCATGGATGGTGTCAACACCCATTCCGAAACAAACAACATCAACGCCATCAGGACAAACACTTACTCGGTAGATGCTGTCGTCAGTAACCACGGGTATGTTCTCTAGCATCTTAAATAACGCACAGCGTATATCTACCTGCCATACTCGGTTGAGAAAACGCAATCGGTCGATTTGGTTTATGGGTTGTGCCACCAAGATGCGTATTGCATCATTGATGGTCAAGGCTTCGTCAAACTCTTTCATGTGCGATCAATCCAAAACGTAGTATCAGATACTTTCATACCTACATCCTCGACGTAGTGACCCTTGTCCACCATACCCAAGGTCGCGACCTTCTCTGCGATGTCCTCGGGCAAGTCGTCCATCTTGAATGTTTGCGATATGCTTGACTCGTTGATCTTGTGTATATTCCTGACATCGTCGATAGTCATCACATTGCACAGTAACTCTTCACCACGCAGTATCACACTCACAAAGTATGCGTTACGCTTCTTAGCCTCGGCTTCCTTCAATTCAGTCACCGCTTTCTTCCACTTGCCTACCTTGTCTTTGAGAGTCTCGGACGCGAACTCGTAGCCCAAGTCGTACATTGCAAACAACTCATTGCGTAAGTCGTTTAGACCTATCGTGGCATCCTTGGCTTCACGTGCAGTGGACGTGGCTTTCCACACGTTACTGTGTACCTTGCCTTGGTATGACTCGAACACCACGTTGGCTGTCTCATGTGGTGTGTATGGACGCATCACCTTCTTCACAGTTTTCATGATGCGCTCTAAGTCATCAGACGTTACCATGTAGAACTGATCGCGTTGCGGGTCAAACTTGTTGTTCTGTAGCAGGCGTGAGTACACACCGAACTTAGCGTCCATGTTTCCCTTCACAGCGTAGTCGGCATAGCCCACACGCATCATGGCGTACTCGTGCTCGGGCATGTATACCCACACCTCTGCCACCGCCTGACGATTAGTGCCGTGAACAAACTCACCCTTGATAGTCTTGGCAAGACCAAATTTCACATGGCGGTTGGCCTTGAGAATGGCATCGCAGAACTCGGATAACTTCTTACCAACGTACAGCCCGTCAATCACCCGTGTGTTCTTGGTGAATATTGTTTGTATATCCTCGGGCATGTTCTGTACAGCGACGCTGTTATTCCGCTCAAGATATGCCGTTGTATCTGTGTTGATACGTGCTACTGTAGTGTGAATGTATGACATGTTTATACCTCTTTCGTTTCTTGCATTTGTAAAAATCTATTCATTACGTAGTTGTACTTCCTACGTACCTCACGCAACTGTTCCTCGGATTTAATCTCTCGATGTCCATCGGTCTCTCGTGCTATCAATGCGGCTACTGCCACACGTAACGGGTGCTCTGTGTTTGTCACGATGTCTCGTGCAACATCTTTTGGCATACCAAACAAAGTTGTTCTACCCCACGCAGTGCCGAACGTACGCCCTCCCCCGTTATCCTTCTTCCACTCATCAATCTGATTCATGTACTCATTGTGTGTTGCCCATGTGAAGTCAAGCATTGGTACGATAGATGCCATGAACATATAGAACGCTTGCAGTCGTGGCTTCCACTCGCGCTTCAAGTCCATGTCAATGTTGCGTGTACGCACAATGATCTTGTCACCCCACCTCTCGAACGTGCCATCCTCGTTGCACTTGAATGTCAGGAACACGTTATCTTCCGCGCCATTCGGTCGCTTGTCGTTGTGACTCCATGCGTAGTTAGTCTTAGGTAACACAAACTCATCCCAGGATCGGAACTTATACGTATCACGTAGTACGTTATCTGTACATACTTTGATCTTCTGAATACCGCTCTGATCAATGGTAAAGTGCATGGTCTGTGGTAAATGCCACTGCAAGAACCGATAGCGTCCATGATGCGGATACGGCGAGACACCATTGCGAACACGTATAAACGTGTCACCACTCTCGGGGTCTCGTGTCCATACGATAGGAGCCATTGCTCGCTCGTAGTCTTCGCTCGTATTACGTGCACTGTAGTCACCATCTAACAACGCATAGCAGTTGTCGTCGTACTTCTTAATACGTCTCCACGTATAGCGACGCTCGCTGATAGGTCGCACGTCATCTTCCTTCTTATGGTTGACGCTGACCACGGGCTTGGTTGCATTGTAGAAACTCACTACTGAATCGAATGTATCAAATTTCATTTCGTTCCCCTTCAATCGTTAACATGAATTGTTTTGCCAACATCGGCTACTTCCTTGTTACCACCCACGATGCACCACAACACGGGCATAGTCCACTCACCCCATGAGCCACCCAAGTACCCATCGGTCAACACCACCACGGCTTGTGCTTTGATGCTGTGCTCTGTGATGTACGCAGGTACACACTCAACCATCGTGCCACCCCCACCCTCGGGCTTGGTAGAACTCGTTAAGTTGTCAATCTCCGCGCCTTCATATCGCTCGTCTGCGCATACCTCTGTGTCCCAATACAGTAAGCGAATCGCATCGGGGTGTACTGTGTCGCAGATACCCTTGACCTCGCTCAAGAACTTAGACAACTCAGCCCCACCGATCGAGCCTGATGTATCGATAGCGATTACCAACTCACCCACACGTTCGCTCACACCTGATGGCATGTAATAGCCTGACGATACAAACCTGCGGTTGGGCCGTTTCCATGTAGAGTAATCACTCCCTGCGCATGTAGTGTTTATGAACTCACGCAATGCTTCGCGCCAATCCACCTTGGGTGTCATCAATGCTTCCAAGTCGCGGTTACCACCTGAGCCTGTCTTACCTGCGACCAAGGCACCCTGACGTATCGCTTCATCGATGTCACGTTCTAATGCCTTCTGTTCTGCGTCGGACAATTCCTTCGCGCCTTCCCAATCGTGCGAGTCCAAGCCACCATCGGGGGCGTGTGAGATGCCAGTTCCACCTTTGCCACGGCCACGGCCATCACCTTGACCATCGCCCTCGCCTTCATCGTCACCCTCGTCGTCGCCACTCTCGGCCTCGTCCTTGAGTAAGTTGTACACACGTGCGCTATCCATGTCGCGATACTTGGCATCACACAATCCGATCTGCTTACCCCCACGCATGGGCATACGTGCAAAGCCATCGTGCGCGTTGTCATCTACTAACTTGATATTGATCACGTAGTCACACGCCATGTTTGCCAGACGTGGATACTCGTCGTACAGATGACGCCATGTATGTAAGTGTCTGAACAACTTGTGATAGCACTCGTGCAATACAAGGAAACGTAACTCGGCATCATTGAGAGACTCTACGAACTTACGCCCATAGAACTCATCACGTCCATTGGTCGCGGCAGTTGGTAAGTCATCCACCACCTCGCGCTTACCAATCATCAAGACACCTGCAAGTGCAAAGTATCTGTCGTTGTGCATGATCTCTACGATCGCACGTTCCAAGCGTTGCTCGGCAGTCAGTTGTTTGTTAATCATTAGCATGTCGTTCTCCATTAGTTGTTAGTCAGTGACTAACTTATTTCTTGTCACCACCAAACATGTGGTTGTTGTCAAGCGCCCACTTCGTAAACTTCTTGTTAGTCATCACGATGCTTTGCTTGTTGTACTTGGGGCTACGTACGCCATTGGCAAAGTACCCCTGTGCTTCTTTGTCCAAACGTCCAAAGTAATCCATCCATGAGTCCACCCAATCACGCTCGATAGATGCCAACGTACGATAGATCACCATACATACACCTGCCGAACTGTCGGGCACCTTCGCGTTCATCGGGTCGTCCTTGATCGATTGCAACGTAGGCAACTGATCAGACAATTTGACAAACGCCATCAAGTCCATCGCGGCCCTCTCGCCTATCGTGCCCATGAGTAAACTTGTTAACGTGACCGAGTCCATGCCATCACGTATCTTCAGCCAGTCAGATGCGGCTTCGAGTGAACGTGGTGTTACGAACGCAGTACGCGGTGCCTTGGGGTGAAAGATGTACTGATTGTTCTCAGGGTCTTTCACGTCCTCGAACGATGCGAACAACTGTGGGTTGTCCTTGCACCAACCAAGCAATGTGTGATCGATGTTGTTGTTGATACCCCATTCAATCCATTCCATGTTCGTAGACTTACGCGATGTCACCACCGAGATGCGGTTACGTGCATGTGGGGGTAACATGTCACCCACACCCTCTGCCCCAAGGTTAGTCGTGGCAAACACAATCGAGTCAGGTGTTAACTCGTAACCACCCATCTTGCGTTCGAGTAGCAAGCGCAACATAGCGTTCTTCACCGCAGGGTTAGCCTTGCCGTACTCGTCCACCATCAAGATGATGTCCTTGCCCAAGTGCAGACCGAGTTCCTCGTTTGTCACGTAACGCACATACCCTTGGTCGTCGATAGTCTGCAACTGAGGGATTGTGATGTCGCCCAAGTCCTTGGTCGTGCAGTCAAAGTAACACATCACATGTTTTGGCATGGCCTTGCCCAATGACTTGAGCAGGGATGATTTGCCTGTACCCATGTGGCCTTGCACAAGTACTGTGCGCTTGTTACCGCCTAAGCGGATGGCGTTCTCACATTGGTCGAGTGAGAGTGCATACATAGAGATCGCTGAATTTGCCATGATAGTGATTCCCGGGTTGATGATTGTTAAATAGTTTGTGATAAGTTGTTAGTCAGTGACTAACTTACATGCCAAGTGATGGCAAGTTGTTGATGATCTTCTTGACCTCGTCCACATGACGCTTGGTCTCCGCTCTCAGGTAAGCGTCCTCACGCAGTGCATCGGGTGTGATGCCTCGCATGGCTGTGCTAAGTTGTTTCTGTGCCAACTCCATGGTCGGGTCGTTTGTGATGTTGCATGCACCGAGCAGTTCGATGATGTCCATCACGTTGTCAACCAATGAGTCGCGGAATATCTTCTTTGTCGCGCCATCGGAATAGTCGAGACGCTCTGACATCTTGGTCAATGCGTCATGTGCTCGTGACCACACGTCACCCATTGCGGTCTGCAGTTGGGTCGCATAGTACGATTCGTACTGCGTTGCTAACACGTCCTTGGCCTCGTTGCCAATGTCCACACGCCAGTCACCCGCATCGGCTAACGGCATATAGTTCATCTTGAACTTGAACTTAGATGTGAGACTGTCGGCAGTCGGGTACTCGTCCGAGTTAAACAAGTCACCGAGTTTGACCTGCGCTTGGCTGATCTCCCAATCGTATGCTTGCAGGAACACGTTAACGAGACGCTCGTACTCTGCTTGCAGGGTTGACATCTCCCTGTGGTACTTGAAGTATTGGGTCGTGGGCAATAAGCGTAGACCTGTGTCTGACCATGGCATTGTCATGGCGTAGTGCACGTTACGTGCATTGGCGGTGAACTTCTGTACTGCATCCAATTCGGCACAGTCACCGAGTAACTTCTTATTGACGTTGGCTACACCCTTTTGCGCTGAGGCTTGGGCGGTTACGTCTTGCGAGGCACGCTTGTCCAGTTTGCGTCCTGTCCATGTGCTGATCGAGAGTTCAACAAGCATTGCTGATGTTGAGATGGATGGTGCGCTCGTAGTAACTACGTTGGCGGAAGCGTTGTTAGCGTTCATGATAATGTCCTAAGTTGTTTACAGTTAATTACATTGTTAGTCAGTGACTAACACGTTCTTTCTTTCCAGTTATCTTCTAGGTGAATTCCCAGTCGATAGTTGTATTGTACCACAGTATGATACGTATGTCAAGGATTTGATACAATCCGATAGTTAGTTTGGACGCCAATATAATAGGTCAAGCATCAGTACGATGATGGCTATCAGAATTACAGCGCGTTCGAGTTTCTCCCACGTTGTTAGCATGATCATTCCTCCATTAAAAATGTGCCGTTGTGTACACAAGCGGTAAACAAGGCTTCGTCCGAGTAATTCTTGAACCCCGTGAACCCATGCAGTTGGATGTGTCGGAACACTTCCCTCTGTTCCGCAGGCTCTCTGTCAAAGAACCAATCCACCTCGTAGTCAGTGCAGGCTTCCACCATTTGCGTCTTAGTGATTGCAGTCATTCTCGTCCCCTTGGTTGTTGTACTCACGTGCCTTGGCCTCGTGCCATGCCCACTCGTTTGTGTGATGCTTGCGCACCACGTGCTTTGCGTCCGGCTTGCTGGCAAACCATCGGCTAAGTCGTTGGGGCTCGTAGCCTTCGGATTCGTCTTGTAATAACAAGTTACTCATAAGTTCCTTTCCAATATAAGTTTCGTTATAGCCTTCTTTATCTCGGGGTCGATTTGGGCACGTACCATCTCATCGATCATCAGGTTGTCGTATTGACGCCACGACTCACACACAGGGCAACCATCTTCGTGCTCGGGGCAACGCTCGCCCCAATAGAACTGAACGGCTTCGTGAATCGGGTTGTTGCTCGGCTCGGTGTTCGTGTTGATTTCTAAGTCAGTCATTTGGTTCCTCCGTATCTTCTTCACGTGGGTTGGCGTAGAACGTAATGACCACGCTACCATCTGCACCGCCATCCATCTGCCAGTTGGTGTGCCCAAACAAGTTCATGCAATACTCGTCGAGTAAGTCGCTATTCATATCACCCCCTAAGTTGTTTCTGATTGGTTTGCTTGAGTGCGGTAGATGCACTGGACGTTGTGATGAACTGATAGTTGCCCTTGCCGTATTCCTGCGCAATGCACCATCCCTTGCGTTCCTCACGTGCTACGTCCTCACCGCACAGCAAGCAGATGTGATAGCCTGCATTGGCACGCTTGGCTGAGTACGTGTCACCACATATACTGCAGATCGGCTTGAGTCGTCGATTGTGTCCCATAGTATTACTTTCATGGTTTTGTTAGTCAGTGACTAACAGGGTTGAGTGGACTAATAGTTCTGTAGGCGAATTCCTACTGAACAACCTATAGTATAGCACAGAACGTGTTGTATGTCAAGCATTTGTACCTAAATATATCGAGATGTAGCGAGAAGTATAAGTTCCTATAAAGTTCCGTATCGTGATCGTGCAAGTGCTTGATTTGATTCATGAGTTCGGTTGTTTATTGTAGGGTCGCCT